AGGGTGCATGATGTGATGGGTCGGAATGGCGCGCCCGACCAATCGGATTTTGGTCATCGCCTTGAAAAAGGCGTCCATTGCAGGATCTGCGCCTTTGGCCTGCGTCTGGATGCCAGCGACATTTTTCAAACCGCGCAGGTTCGATCCGATGCCGTCGCCAACCACGCTCTGGCCGTCAAGCCTCTGGCGCAAGCCGAACGTAAGGCGGCTGTCGATATAGCCGTTCATCATCGGCACATCTTCCAGCTGCTCGTCGGTAACCGGAACACTGTCGGTGATTTTCTGCACCGGACTGGTCTTTTCGGTGAACGCAAATGCGGACTCCGCATAGGCCGCGCCTTCCGCTTTTTCTGCAGCGGCATGGGCCCGCGTGGTTTCTTCCATATATTTGATGGACTCGAACCCGGTCTGGAACATTGGAATGATGTCGAGCACCTGAAGGGGACGGGTCGCCGCCTCGACAAATCCAGGCATGCGAACGCTTTCTGGCGCGTAGCCAGCGGACGTAGTCATCAAGGTCTTGCTGCCCAGTGTTTCGAATTGTGCACCTTTTGACAGCACTTCCGAAGGCAGCGCATCTTTGTAGCTGAACGAAATGCCTCCCGATGCTCCGTTTCCAGCCCAGTCGATATAGCTCTTCTCACCGGCGACACGATCGCCGAGCGATTTCAGCTGCTCGATCTGCCGGGAAAAATCCTTGTTGCCGCCAGCGCCTGGCATTGGCGGACGATTGATCGCTTTCTCGCGCTCGGCGTGCTGGCTGGCCGCATGTTCTGCGCCTTCAAGCGTTTCGGCATGCTTGGCGAGCTCATTGGCCTCACCGTTCAGCGCCGCGACTTTTTCGGCAACCGCAACCCCGCCCTTGACGTTATCGCCCAGGCAAGTGACCTTGCTGAAATCATATTGACCATCATCGGTCTTTGCCTGCTCGAAAATCTTGCCCAGCTCATCCTGCTTGACGCCCAGTTTTTCGCGTGCCTGCTTGGCATTCAAATTCTTCACTTCATCCATTGTCGAAACTCCTGCATATCGCTCGTTGATATCCAGGCCATATGGGCGCAGCTTTCGGATCATCGCGCCCCGGACCTTTGTCCGGGACCGATCAGATATTGATCAGGGAATCGCGCTCGGCACTTGCGAACAATTGATGCGGCGCGTCGGGGCAGGATAAACCAAAAAGCGCCGCGATGGCAATCATCACGACGCAGGCGGCAGAAAACATGCCGTATTTCGGTTTTAAGAGGGTCTAAGAGGTGGGTAGAGAGACTTTTGGCTGGCCATGAAGCTAAAAGTCTCTCTCAGGCCATCCTGGGCGATTTGTCGGCGTTGCGGATCAGCCGCCCAGATGGTGTTTTGCTTGCCGCTTCAGATATTCGGCAAGGGCCGTGTCGGTGGACAGCGCCAGATCCTTTTTCGCCGCTGCGATCGGAGCCAGCGCGTCACCGATCGCCCGGTGGATTTCGCTCAGCTGCTTCACGCCGGTTGCCGACAGCGTGGACAGATCCTTTTCGAGTGCACTTTCCAGCTCGGCCAGGTTGCCGATCAGTCCGGCATAATGATCCTCCTTCAGCGCCGCGCTCTTGATCGCGATCGTGCCGGTACCGATGCCGGCTCCGCGCACGACGGTTGAGACTTCATCGACCAACAGCTTTTTCAATACCCGAACCTCGTTCTGGCCCGACATGCGATACTCAAAATCGGTTACCTCATATCCATAGGACCATTCCTGCACCGGTTCGCCGCGGTCAAGATCGAATTTCAGCGCCGCATGCCACTCACGGCCCGCCTGCGTTTCCAGATTGAGGTTCAGTTCGGCGTAGGCCACCTGTCCGTCATCATAGACCCTCGCCTTGCCATAGGCCATTTTGTGGCGCTGGTGGGCAGGCAGGATTGCAACCCATTGGCCTTTGCCATCCGGTCCGTTGAACGCGCCTGCCTTATAGGTATCGCCGTCGCGGTCGATCTCGGACAAGATTGCGATCCGGGCAAGCCCGGTACCGCTGTCGTCCATATTCTCAATTGTCAGCTGTTTCGTCTGCATCATTCGTCCTCCTGGAAATAGGGCGCAAAGCTCAGCGTCCCGTTGGGATGTTCGGCGGCGGCCATCGCGTCGGCTTCCGCTGCCGACACGATCGATCCGTCGCGTGCGATATGGCTCTCGAGCGACCGGCCCGGCCCAAGCCGTCCGTCAAACACGATGAATTGCTGCACGCCGCCGGCCTTGGCGCGCTCGATGGTCGATATATTCTGCGCATATTTGGTTTCCGTCCTGGCGATGATGCGCGCCCTGGTCTCGGCGCTTTGCCAGTGGCCGCCCTCGACATGCCCGGCAATGCGGTTGGCCAGCGCCTGCGCGCCTTCGCCTTCCGCCCGGCCTTCGGCCAGCGCCGCAAACATAGCGTTGCGGGATTGCCCTTCGATATCGACCATACCGGCGCGCCGGCCGCCGGACGCGACGATCGACCGGGCCACCGGATCGGGCAGCGTTGCACTCAGCCCGGCGCGCTCGGCCGCATCGGACATCGTTTTTGCAACTTCCAGATATTGGGCTTCATAGGCGCGGCGCAGCTCGCCGGTCCATTTGGCGATTCCCAACTTCTCCAGGATCTGCGCAACCAGCAGATCTTCCTCCTTCGTGCCGTGCGATTTTCCTTCCTGCTCGATGATCAGCTCCCGCGCGGCATCGCCTGCTGCTTTGCCGAAGCGGACGAAGAGCGCTTTCAGCGGCTTCTCAAAGGCAGCTTCAAGCCCTCTTTGCTGGCGATTAACGATGCGGACAAACGCCTCTCCTCGCTTCATCGCTGCTGGCGAAGCGCGGGGACCGTCATCGTCGCCTTCCTTTTGACCCAGAGACTTTTTTTCCTTGCCGGGTGCCGGGTCATCACCGATGTTTCTGCCGGCTTCCCCTTCTGGCACCTCGATCAGATTGATCGGCCGCATATAGAACCGGTGACTGTCGTCAGCCTCCATGCCCAGACCCTGACGATATTCGAATACCGTGACGCCGCCCGACTTGACCCGCTCGTTCCAGCGCGACTCCTGCTTCTCCTGGTCTTCCTGCAAGGCCAGCACATTTTCGACATCCCAGTATAGATCCAGCCCGGTGGTATCGCCGAAATCAGCCAGCAGTGATCGTTTCAGCTCGTCGGCAAGCGATCGGCCCATCGGCAAGACGCCATTGTGCCAGGCAAGCTGCCGCAGCTCCTTCATGGTGGCCCCGACTTTGGTCTGCTGCAATCCCGCGCCAAAACCAACCACTGCAGCCGGAATGCCGAGGCACGCACAGACCCGCTCCTCGGCGACGTCACGCCCTTCGCTCATATTGAGCTGCTGGGGATTAAAGCCGAACGCCTGGACATCGGTCGGCGCACCCATGACCAACGGTCCGCCGCGCCGGTCGCCGCCGAAGGCCTCCGCAAACCAGCTCTTGGTCGATTGCACATCGTCCGGCGCAGGCATCGCTCCGCCCTTTGGACTGATCACAACGCCCGGCACACCCATGTTGCGCAGAAGCGAGGCGACAAAATTGGAACTTTCCAGGTCAATAAAAATTTCACGAATAACGCCCCCGAGCGGTGACAAGCCTTTGGTCAGGTCGCGCGGATTGAGCCCGTTGCGAAAATGTACGACGTCGTCGGGTTCGAGGATCAACTCGCCGTGCCCGCCGCCTGGCGTGTACGAATAATGCGAAATGAACGCGCTGCCATCACGCGGGGCCTTGGGCTGCATCATCCAGTGCGGCACGTACCAAAGTTCGACCGGCTTGCCGGCGCGGTTTCGCACTTTGATCCAATAGGCGTTCCCGTCGATCGCGAAGCTCAGTACCGTCGCTGCCCAAAGTGCGATGTCCCCATAATGGTCATTCGGACGCTGGATCAGCGCCAGCATAGCGTGATCGGGCATCTCGACGATTTGGTCATCTCGTTTCTTCTGCCGGATCGACAGCGTCGCCTCTGGCAATGCGCGCTGGATCCACTGCACCGGCGCGGTGACAACCGATGCGTCCAGGCAATCGCCAACCTCCTTGCGGTAATCAAAGCGCGTGCGCCTTAGCAGGCCGTTGGTCCATAGCGGCCGTCCCGGATGCCGGATCGCGGTCAGCGCCTTGGCAAAGGGCGCGACAATCATTTTGGTGAGCGGGTTCATGCCGGTATCCAGTTCTGGTCAAGTTCGCTTTTTTGGTTTGCGCCCGGCAGATCGGAAAGCGGCCGCCATGGCGCTTCATTGCTTTCGCCTGCTGCCTGCACCGCGAGCGCCAGAGCCCAGAAGCGATCGCTGTGGCCATCGGGCGTGCGCTCGGCGGTGAAGCGGATGTTCCCGGCAGCGGTGGTCTGCTTCGTAACTGCGCGAAGATCCGCGCGGATATGCTTGTCATGTGGGATGCGCAGCTGCCGGTCTTCCATCTTGCCGCGAAGCGGGTATGCCAATTGCTCCTTTACCCGCGCGGTAAAAGTGACCCCTTCGACCGAATATTTGCCGAACTTGGCCTGAGCATCGTCTGTCCATCCAATACCGAGGCCAGTTGCGTCAATGCATATGCGTCCGCCACTGGCCTTGATTGTCTGGAACCATGGCCAAAGGACTTTTTCCTGATCGCCCTTGGTCATGTTTTTCAGCGCTTCAATATGCCGCGTGTAAAGTACGTCGCCGAGCAGCTCGACCACCCACAGCACGGTCAGATCGTGCTTGCGGCCGATATCGACGCCCGCGTACAGCGTACCTCCCTGCGACTGCGTCCAGTCTGTCCCGGCCGGATACTCGGCAGAGGCGATCAGATCATATTCCAGGAACGCCGCATCATCGTCAGCGGGTTGGCACATATACTCCTGGAGGAAGCTTTCCTCATCGGCGCAGCCCGATTTGACGAAGTCGAAATAGGCCGCCTCATCCATATCCTGCTGTTCTGCGTCATCGGGCAGGCTCTTCTGAAGCTTGTAGAGAAAACCCTGATCGAGAGCGTTCTGCAGAGTGACCGTATGCAGGCTGATCTTCTTTGGATTGCCGCCTTCCTTGATCTCGCGTACTAGCTGGTTGAAGAAATTGTGGCTGCCGCGATGCGTGCTGATCACTTCCATGTTTCCGCCCCAGGTTATGCCCGGATAGGCGATCGACCAGAGCTTGCGTGGATCGGGGTGGAGAGCGAACTCGTCGAGGATCCGTCCGCCGCGCTTACCCGCCTGAGCATCGGGGTTGGAACTCATCGAATTGATGCGCTTGCCGGTGGCGAAGCTTAACACATAAGCGGTTTGCCGCGTCGCCTCGTCTATGACCTGTTCGCCCAGATCACGGGCCGCCATGTCCAGCACGCCGGTGAATAGCTTGCAATCCTCAAGGAACAGACGCGCCTGAATATCATCGCGGCTACTGACCCACTGGTCGTGCCGCGCGCCCTGCCGCCCGGTACGCGCGACCCCGGCATAGGCGGTCGACCAGCTGATGCCGATCTGCCGGCCTTTTTCCATCAGCTTCAGACGCTGTTCGTCGGCGATCCATGCGCCTTGATAAGGCAGAAATATCGCATCTGGATTGTCCGGAATGACAAGGGCTTTACCCATCAACCGACCCCCAGCGCCCGGTTGATCTCGGCCAGCGTTTCCTTTGAAACGCCGGACTTCGCGCCGACCTTTGCGACCGCGTCAGCCGCATTTTTCATCCGCTGTTCAACTTCCTCTTCCAGCTTGCGCCGTGCATCAGCGGAACCCTTCTGCGCGCTGACGGCCGACGACAGCGCCCGTGACAGCTCCATAATCCCTTTCGTGCTGACATTGTCGCCTTCCAGCTGCTGGAACATGGCGAGCTTCAGCATCTCGGCGACCGCAACGGTTACCTGGTCCGGACCTTCGGTGCCCAGCGTATCAACAAGCTCGGCTGACATGCGCCGGACTTCATCCAGCTTGCGGAACTGGATTGCCTTGCGCACCGCATAGCGGTTCCAGGAGGATTTCGATATCGACCCGATCCCGCGATCGGCAAGGCGCGCATTGAATTCGTCCAGGATTGCATTCTGGGGTTGGCTGCGTTCGCGCAGCTGCTCCAGCGCCCAGACAACATCCGGCTCCGCCTCGTCGGGCAGCATGTCGATCGACGACAGCCGTCCTCGTCCCTCCCGCCTTGTCACAGGTCGGCGTCCGCAGGCCTGGTGACACCCGACAGGATCAAACGTTCTTCCA